CAGGAGATGCGCGACCGTAATCTGTACTGGCGTGAGCATGACCCGCTCTCGTCTACGGAGTTCTCTTTCACCCGCTTCTTGGTGCCGTATCTAACTGGATACAAAGGTTGGGCGGTGTTCATGGACTGTGACTTCTTGTGGCGTGGTGATATCGCTGCCTTAGAGGATTACATGAACCCGTACTACGGCGTGGTTGTGGTCAAGCATGACTACAAACCGAAGGAAGCCACCAAGATGGATGGCAAGGTGCAGCATCAGTACCCGCGCAAGAACTGGAGCAGCATGATCTTGTGGAACTGTGAGCATCTGCACATCAAGGCGTTGACCCCCGAGGTCGTGAATCGTGAGTCGGGGATGTACCTGCATCAACTACGATTCTTGTGGGACGCTTGCATCGGTGACTTGCCCATCGCCTATAACTATTTGGAAGGATGGCATACCCGCGAGGACTGCCCGAACCCGCAAGCCGTTCACTTCACCCGAGGTGGGCCGTGGTTCAAAGACTGGACAGACGTTGAGTACGGTAAAGAGTGGATGAACGTAGCCAAGGAGATCGTTTATGAGTGAGATTAATAAAGAGACTGTCGAAGACGATGAGGCGTATCTCATCGTGCCAGAGGAACATGCGAAGGTTATAGCGCACCCCGAAACGGTGTGGGCAAAGATCGACGATGACGGCAAGTTAGAAATACTGCGATGGGACATTATCGAGATGTATGCCGCAGAGTTTGACTCGCTGAATCGTAACGGCAAAACCAAATCACAGACGCACGTGATCTGTAAGTTGTTGGTGTTAGTGCGCGACCAAGTGAGGAAGGAGTATGCCAGTCGATAACGAATCCGAGCCGGGGGCATGGGAGCGCGAAATGGAACGGATGCCTTGGAAGTTTCAGCAGGAGGAGAAGGTCGGTTGGGCGCTGTCCCAGATGCGACTGCGCGGGATGTTCAAGGAAGCCGAGGTGCTCACCCAAGAGATCTTTACGTTAAAAGCCGAACTAGAATCCCTTCGTAAACCTAAGATTGACCCATGATTGAAACAATAACATCGTCATTTGGGCTTCCTATAATCGGGGGCCATGGCGATCACGTATCAGCAGATCAACCTAGAGGAGCGGGGCGTCAAGCGACGTTTGACCCTGCTGCAGAAGGCTTGCCTGCCGAACGACAAACTCTACTTCCCGCAAGACGGCGTGTGGTGGATGGCGTATCATCGGACTACGCCTGTGGGCTTCGGGTGCGTCAGTCCGTCCAAGCAATTGGCAGACGGGGTGTACCTAGGCAGGTGTGGGGTTCTTCCTGCGTATCGGGGTCGCGGGATACAACGTCAGATGATTCGTCTGCGCGTGGCATGGGCAAAGCGGCACGGCTACAAATGGGCGGTGTCGGACACGACAGACAACATACCAAGCGCCAACAATCTAATCTCGTGTGGCTTCAGGCTTTACGTTCCCGAGGTGCAGTACTCGTTTGCCCGAGCATTGTACTGGAGGAAGAAGTTGTAATTGCCCATAAAAGATCCGGTACTGCGCCGCGAGATGCAAAGGATCTATTCGCAGCGTTGGTATCATCGAAACCAGAAACTACAAATTGCCAAGAATCTGAAACGCAAGGACAGCGTTCGGAAACTTTGGAACGACTACAAGGCTGCACAGAAATGCAGTCATTGCGGGTTTCAACACCCTGCAGTAATCGACTTTCATCACGTAGTCAAAGAAGGCAAGAAGTCCGTCAACAAACTTGCCACCCAAAGAAACAATCTGAAGGCCGCGATCCGCGAAGCCGAAGAGAAGTGCATCCCTCTTTGCTCGAACTGCCATCGCATATTGCATTGGCAAGAACACAAACAGCGTAGGAAAAAACGAAAGTGGAAATCGAAGACGACATCCTAGACTTGATTCAGGCTTTGCCCCATGAGATAAACGACAGTTCTACGACCACAGAGATGAAGTTTTTAACTGTAGGCGGTGTGCTATGGGCATGCCATGACGAGATTAAGCGTCTCAGAGAAGAGATAAAGGAGTTGCGAAGTGGCAATCGTAAAAAAGGTTCGTACTTGCGCAGAGTGCAAAAGAACGTTCGTGAATCCTGAGTCGTTCAGATCTCACAAATACAAGTTTGGCGATTGTAGGAGCGTAGAGTCGCTGCTTGTCGCAGGGTATATCGAAACCCCTCTGGGGTGGAAACATAAGAAGACGGCAAAGAAATGAAGTTACTTACAGTCGATTTTGAAACCTATTACGACAAGGCGTTCTCGCTATCTAAGTTGACCACGGAAGAATATATCCGTGACGACCGCTTTGAAGTAATCGGTGTAGCAGTTCAAGTAGACGACGACCCCCCGGAGTGGTTCAGCGGCACACAGAAAGAAACTGCTGCGTGGTTAAACCAATTCGACTGGGGCAACTCGTTTGTCTTGGCGCATAACACACAATTCGACGGACCCATTCTATCTTGGATCTTTGGCATCAAGCCAAAGGGATGGTTGGACACTCTCTGCATGGCGCGAGCGATACACGGGGTGGAAGCAGGAGGGAGCCTCAAGGCTCTAGCCGAACGGTATCAGTTGGGAGTGAAAGGCGATGAAGTTATTAATGCGCTTGGTAAACGCCGTGTGGATTTTAGTTCTGAGGATCTTGATCGTTATGCTCTTTACTGTCGCAACGACGTTGCTCTTACTCATGCTCTTTTTAATAAGCTTGTTACGGGCTTCCCTAGAAACGAACTGAAGGTCATCGACCTGACCCTTCGCATGTTCATCGAGCCGGTGCTTGAACTGAACTTGCCGCTATTGGAAGCCCACCTTGAAACAGTCAAGGACAAGAAAGCCAAACTCCTTGCAGCGGCTGAAGCAGACCGTGACTCGTTGATGAGCAACGACAAGTTTGCAGAACTGCTGACCCGGCTTGGCGTCGAGCCGCCCAAAAAAGTTAGTGCGCGCACGGGTAGAGCAACGTGGGCGTTTGCCAAGACAGACGAGGAGTTCAAGGAACTACTGACCCACCCTGACCCGCGAGTCCAGACTCTTGTCGGCGCTAGGCTTGGTACTAAAACCACCTTGGAAGAGACCCGCACCCAGAGGTTTATGGATATTGCTTTGCGGGGCAACCTGCCGGTACCGATTAGATACTACGCTGCACACACCGGCAGATGGGGAGGGGATGACAAAATTAATCTCCAGAACCTGCCGCGAGAAAGCAAACTCAAGCATGCGATCACGGCCCCCAACGGATACGTCATTATCGACTGCGACTCCTCGCAGATTGAAGCGCGTACTGTGGCGTGGCTTGCAGGGCAGGATGATCTGGTCGAGGCGTTCGACAAGGGTGAGGATGTCTACAAGATCATGGCGTCCGCTATCTACAACGTGCCTGTTGAGAACGTAGATAAGGCCCAGAGATTCGTCGGAAAAACAACAATCCTCGGTGCCGGTTACGGTATGGGGGCCGCGAAGTTCCAGATGCAGTTGAAAGCGTTCAACGTAGACATCGACCTTGATGAGTGCCAAAAGATCATTAACGTCTATCGTGAGACCTACCCGAACATCCCCGCACTTTGGCGGCAAGGACAGCGGTGCTTAGAGTCCATACTTACTAAGAAGGCGTGTGACTTTGGCGTGGTCGATGCGGTGCAGTTCGACTCCAGAGAATACGGGTTCTTACTTCCAAGCGGCCTGTGGCAGCGGTACGAAGGACTGCGCAAGATCGACGATGGGCAGAAAGTCGAGTATGAGTACGGCACCCGAAAAGGCGCGGTCAAGATCTATGGTGGGAAGGTGGTTGAAAATCTTTGTCAGGCCGTGGCAAGATGCGTGATCGCTGAGCAAATGTTGAAGATTTCCAAACGCTATCGGGTTGTATTGACTGTGCATGACGCTGTTGCATGTATCGCACCGGAGGCCGAGGCCGCTGAAGCCCAACGGTTTGTTGAAGAGTGCATGAGATGGCGACCTTCGTGGGCGGCTACGCTACCCCTTAACTGTGAGTCGGGCGTCGGCAAGAGTTACGGGGATTGCTAGTGACTTCGTACAGTTGGTCTTATTCTTCGTTGGATCTGTTCCAACAATGCCCTCACAAGTACTACCGGCTGAAGGTCAAGAAGGACATCAGGGAGCCGCTTAGTGAGCATCTCGTATACGGGTTGGACGTACACAAGGCGGCTGAGAACTTCATCAAAGACGGTACTACGGTGCCGGAAAAATTTGCCTTCCTCGTACCAATCCTAGAGAAGTTGAAGGAATACGAGGGCGAGAAGTTATGCGAGTACCGCATGGGGCTGACCAAGAATCTGGAGCCGTGCGGGTTCTTCGACAAGGGCGTGTGGTGGAGGGGCGTAGCAGATTTAATCATCCTGAATGGTGACTCTGCAAAAATCATCGACTACAAGACCGGCAAGTCTGCCAAGCATGCCGATACCAAGCAGTTGGAGATCCTGTCTCTGGCGGTGTTCAAGCACTTCCCACAGGTCAAGCGCGTGAAGGGTGGACTGCTGTTTGTAGTATCGAACGAGTTTGTGAAAGGGGACTTTGACACAGAACAGAGCCACGTCTACTGGCAGCGATGGCTGACCGGAACGGCGCAGTTGGAGAAAGCGTTTGAGGTGGATGTCTGGAACCCCCGTCCTAACTTCACGTGCAAGAAATGGTGTCCTGTGAAGGACTGCACACACAACGGGAGATGAACATGGCTAGGAACTACAAGCACGAGTACGAGACGTATCAAGGTACGCCCCAACAGAAAAAGAACCGCGCCAAGCGAAACGCAGCACGTGCCGAGATGATGCGGGCTGGCCGAGTACGTAAAGGCGACGGTAAAGATGTTGACCACAAGCAGCCGCTTAGCAAAGGTGGCTCCACGAGCAAAGCCAACCTGCGTGTCACTAGCGTTCACGCTAACCGTGCGTACAAGAGACAGAAGGATCGGAAACCTGCCTAATGCAGATCATTGAGAACAAAGCGTTGCTCATCAAGGTGCGTGAGCCGGGGAGGATTACCTCTGCTATCCGCACAGCGAAGCAACTGAACGACACCGACGTGCTTGTCAGATGGGGTGTGGAAGAAGCGCAGATCCTCAAGAACCTGCGACTGAAAGACGTGCCGTCCCCCATCATGAAGGACTACAAGTGGCCCGGTCTGCAGAAGCCATTCAAGCACCAGTACGACACGGCGTCGTTCTTGACCCTGCACCGTAGGGCGTTTTGCTTCAACGAGCAAGGCACGGGTAAAACTGCATCGGCTATATGGGCTGCGGATTACTTGTTGGAACAAGGGCTTATACGAAGAGTGTTGGTGCTATGCCCACTGTCCATCATGCAGTCGGCATGGGAGACGGATCTATTTAAGTTTGCAACTCACCGGACGTGTGCGATTGCGCACAGTTACTCCAAAGAGAAGCGCATCAAAGCCGTTGAGAGCGATGCCGAGTTCGTGATCTGCAACTACGATGGTCTTGACATCGTGAAAGATGCGGTGGCGAAAGGCGGGTTCGACCTGATCATCATCGACGAGGCAAACGCCTACAAGAACGTCAGCACGAAACGCTGGAAGGTACTGAACTACATCATTAATCCTACAACATGGATATGGATGATGACCGGCACCCCCGCAGCCCAGACCCCAACGGATGCCTACGGACTAGCCAAGGTCGTGAACCCGAGCGGCGTACCCAAGTTCTTTGGCGCTTTCCGCGATCAGGTTCTGTTCAAAGTATCGCAGTTCCGTTGGGTGCCTAAGCCTTCGGCACAACAAACCGTACACAACGCGCTACAACCAGCAATACGTTTTACCAAGGACGAATGCTTGGATTTGCCTGAGATGACGTACGTCATGCGCGATGTGCCGTTGACTACCCAGCAGAAAACGTACTACGAAGAGATTCGTAAACAGATGCTTACGATTGCTGCGGGGGAAGAGATTACCGCCGTGAACGCAGCGGCTAGTCTGAACAAACTGTTACAACTTTCATGTGGCGCGGTCTACTCGGATAGTGGAGAGATCATCGCGTTCGATGCCAAGAACCGCATGGCTGCGCTCATGGAAGTCATTGAAGAAGCCAGTCAGAAAGTCATCATCTTTGCACCCTTCCGACATGCCATTGAGATCATTGCGGAAGAACTGAAAAACAACAAGATCACTTGCGAGATCATCAACGGCGCAGTACCCGCCAGTAGGCGGTCAGAGATATTCAAGAAGTTTCAGGAAGATCCAGAACCTCGTGTGCTTGTGATCCAGCCACAGGCTGCTGCGCACGGCGTGACATTGCATGCTGCTAACGTGGTTGTCTGGTGGGGTCCGATAACGTCTATTGAGACTTATTTACAGGCCAACGCTCGTGTCCACCGTGCGGGGCAACATCATCCTTGTACCGTAGTACACTTGCAAGGTAGTCCGGTGGAAAAGCGTATCTACAAAATGCTATCTCAAAAGCTAGATGTGCATACCAAGTTGATTGAGTTGTACAACAACGTAGCGGCAGATTGGGAATCCTAGGGAACGAACATGGACAAATACTTAGCAGCCGCTCAACTGTACTGGGTCGAAAACCGCGAGGCTATTTCTACTACAGTGGTTCTGTGTTTGGCTTCTGCCTACATGGTCTACAGATGGATTAAGCATGAGTCCGGTGGGAAAATTTCGCCCTCTGATCGTTGGATGCTGTTTTGGTTGGTCGGTATATTTGTCATACCTATTGCGCTTGGCGCAGTGATTGCTGGCATCATACTGATTCTACTTAAATTTTTTGGTTTCATATATTCGCTTTGAGGAAGTTGACAGTGTAAAGCAAAAGGCATAACGTATTAGACCCACGAGGAGAAAACTATGAGTGCAATGAACGCAGAAAAACTTGCGGCGGTCTACGTGAAGATCCGTGAGGCACGTAGGGAACTAGCCAAGAAAGACGAAGAACTCAAGGCGCAACTTGATGTTGTGTCCGAGCAGTTGCTAGAGATATGTAAAGAGCAGGGTGCGCAAACCATACGTACTCCGCATGGCACCATTTCGCGCAGACTAGGTAAACATTACTGGACGAGTGATTGGGATTCGTTCTTCAAATTCATCAAAGAGAACGATGCCTTTTCTCTCATGCAGCATCGCATTAACAACGCGAATATGGAGCAGTTCCTTGAAGAGAACCCAAACCTTCACCCGCCGGGGTTACAGGCAGACATCAACCAAACTGTCGTTATCGTAAAACGCTAAGGAGCGCATCATGAGCAATGATCTTGCTATTCTGGATTCAGGGTTGCCAGACTACTTAAAGTCCCTGAACGTAGACGCCACAACCAAAGCCCTCATGGGTGGGGGCAGTGTCTCGCAGTCCAAGCGCATCTCCATCA